CATTTCTTGGTTTCTAGGCTCCGAAAGGAGCCTTTAAGGGGGTAGTATGGATGAGGAGTGGAGAGAGTATTGCGAAGGATTAATAGGCAATTCGGACAATAAGGAAGAACTTCTCAAATACATCACCAAGATATTAGATGCTAGACCAGCATTGGCTGGGGCTAAGAGAGATGACTTCACCGATGGCGTAACCGCTGGCTTGGAGTGGGCGGTAAGGATTTTGGTCAAGGATAAATCTGCCTACTGAAATGACAAAAGAGGGGGGATTTCTCCCCCCTCTATGCCAGCCCCTACCATTCAGTCGGAGCAACCGCGAGCGCATCTAGCGTGGCTAAGTCGATGCACCCGTCAGCCGGAGTCCCGAGTCTGCGCTGCAACCCTCTCAATATCTCTTGAAGGGGAGCGTCCAATAGATCGTCTCCGGCAACATTAAGCGCTAACCTAACTTGGTTAACTAACTCGCTTCTCTCCCCATGTCGTACCAAGGGGATAACCTTGCTTGTCATGTTATTGGTTGTTCGTAATCAATTGTTTGCAATTGAAGTGTAACGATTCCACCAAACCCACGAGCATAAGAAGGCGGAGCCTTCTGCTCAAATTGAATGGCACGGATAATACAAATCCGCTCTTCTTTGGTAGAGAAGTCTTGGAACAAGACAGCACCACCAGTCTGCTCAATCCTTTCAAGATAATTAATTCTTTCCCAAGGATTGGATACAACCGTATAGCCATTCGAATCGCGCTCTTCTTCATAGCATAACAAAGGAATGGTAAATGTTCTTGAACGCAATGGTGCTGGCAAAGCACGCATTGACCATTGTTCAAGTGTTGGTCCAGCAGTAGTTGTATTTAATTCATCACGAGATAAAGTAAACTTTAACTCAAAGAAATCCCCCGGACTCAAGTAGTTTGATATACCAATATCAAGTGAGTTGCCAAGAGGAATTGAATCAATGTCTAATTGGCTTACGCCATTATTGTCATAAACAGAAACACCAACAGAAGAACTTGTTGCATCTCCGGTACGAACAGTCAAGGAAACTGGTTGTTTGTTTTCTTGAGTACCCCAACGGACACGACCAGTAGTAAGCCATCCAGTCTGAGCACGCTTGACCGCTTCTTCAATCCATATACCAGAAGATGAGGTAATGAATTTACGATTGGTATTGTCAAGAAATGCTACGCCATTGACAGTACCTTCATCTGTTTCAAGATCGGAAGCATAAGCGTAGATGGTTCCATTACTGCTAGTTGTTCCAAGATCAATACGCCATAAACCATAGTGACTGTCAATAGCCTGCGCTCTAGTTGCATATACATATGAATCATTGAATGCAATATCTTTGACAGGAGATCCATGGATAATCAATTGACCATACGAGAAACCTTGACCAGCAGAATCTTGGGTTCCAATTCGTAACCCTTGGTTTGTTGCAATAACAACATAAGTATTTAGATATGATCTAATCTGGTTAATCGTTTCGCCACGAGGTAACTCTGCGATAATAGATGGATCTAATAATGCAGCAAGTGGGCTAGCCGGGTCAAGGTTATATCCTTGAACCCGAGATACAGCACCAATAGTATAAGCAACCATGATGGCTGAGTTAAGTTCACCAATAGAATTAAAGGTGACTACAGTTCCAGTATATGTCCAGCGCTCTTCGTTAACTCCAACGGTTTGTGGAGGAGAGTTAGGATTTCGACCAAGTTCATAAACAACAACACGAGTGCTATCTTCTTTAACGCCAATGACAATGCGATCTTTGACATATCCGATAGCCTGAACAGTCCAAGCAGTAACTGATGTTGGTTTAGACCATAACTTGGTGACAGCCATAGTAGATGGATTAACTTGATATACACCATTACTAGCACCAACTAAAGCGTAGTACCCGTCGCTGGTCATAACCTGCGCTGTAACACCAGCGCCAAGTGATGCAGATGTAGTTGTGCTGGTTGTAGAATTATAATAATAAACATTCGATCCAGTATTAAGAAAGAATGTACCGCCACTAGAAGTAGATGGATATGATGCGTTGCTTGTTGACACATTGGTAGTAGCAGGTAAAAGACTTATTTGATCAGAAGTCCACACATCAATATTATTTGACTCATGAAACATGTATAGATCATCAGCGTCAGCATCATAATAAAGTTCACCTGCTCCTCTATGCCATGAGGTAGCAGAGCGAATCCACCAGTTGGATAAAGAGTTTTCACCAGCGGATGACGACTGGTCAATACGCTCTTTCTGGTAAGTGGTTGTGATACGGCTGATACGATCCATGTCGCTTGCAGCAGATAGCCAAGGCGTATTGCCTATGGCATAAGATGCAGCAAAATCTTCACGATTATATCTGACAAGCGCAGTCGGAACCGACTGGCTAAGTACCATTGGAAGATCGGATACGATTGACTTATTATCGTTTGCCACGCTTATCTTCTCCTATTACTTCCAAGGTCGCGCTACCGCAACCACCTTTGTGTAAGGACGCTTCTTCTTGTAACATCCGCCACCGTTTGATTGGCTACCAGCAACGCTGGTATTTCCTTCAAATGTAACAAGAGTTCTTAGAATCTTTTGATTAACATAAACAATTCCAACATGCTCGCTGGTCTTTGGATTATCATCAAAATCAAAGAACACAATATCCCCGGGTTGTGCATCACCAACAGGAACTAACATTCCTTTAGATGCAAACCAAGATAAGCCAAGGTCACATCCAGCAAATCCTTTTTTAGATTGCGCTTGGATTAGTTTGATTGCACCACCTTGGTCAAAGCAATACGATACGAACATAGCGCACCAAGGTTGGTGATTGAATTCCTTGCCATACCATTTACCAAAAATGGTATCGTTATCGTTACCTTCGGTATAGCCTTCATCAACAAACTTTTTGGCAGCAGCCAATACTTTATTGATTCTCGGATCTGACATGATTCCCCATAAGTATTTCGGTAATGCGGTCTAATTGTTTTTCAATACGAGCAACACGACCTTCGAAGTTGTGTCCTCCGTTGCCATCTGGTTTGAGTTCAGAAAGATAATGCTTGACGAGCCAACGAACAGCAGCAGCAAAAGCACCAATAACCGTGACTACGGCTACCACTACGGCAGCCCAGTCAGGCGCTGACATTACTTTTTCTTCTTTTCTATCTCATCAACGCCAGCCTCAATAGCGTCGACTAATACATCAGCAACACCCTTCTTGGCACGGTATGACTTAATGCCAGCACGGATTGCCGGGATGGCTGCAACACTAAGAACTCCACCGATGATGAGAAGAATCTCTTTCACTTTCTCTCCTAAAATAGAAATAAAAAAAGAGCAGTTTTAATCCATGCTCAGGGATGTTAATTAAATAAATTATTATTTTAAATAGTTAGAGCCAGTATTCAACATCAATTCGACCAGAACCACCTGATCCACCATAATATGAATCACCACGACTACTACCACCAGCGCCTATTGCATAAGTAATTAAACTTCCGGGAGTAACAGTTAATGTAGTGGTAATAACAGCAGCATCTCCACCTTTTACTGCACTTGCAGCGCTTATTGATCCAGTACCATAAGTCGCTGGATTTCCTCCACGACCAGAGGCATATGCCCCGCTAGATCCTGAAACAGCACCTCCGGTTTGAATGCAAGCGCCTCCGTTTCCACCAGAAGCCATGTTAGCCATGCCAAAGGATGTTGTTCCGCCAGAACCACCACTTGCGTAAGTAAAAAAACCACCTGCGCCACCGCCACCGCCAACAAGAGTAACTATAAGTGTTGTTACTCCGGCTGGCACGGTATAAGAAGTTCCGCTTTGTAATGTATTAAAATATCTTGTTTTAGATCCTCCACCAGAAGATGCTGCAGGAAATTGATTTATAGCCATATCATAATCCTTTGCTATTCAACATCTTTAAAAACTGGAAAAAATTCTCCACCATCAATTCCATTGTTGTAGTCCCATCCATTTGTATATTCAATATATTTTTCTGGATTGGCTGCAACAACTTCATCTTCAACACCAACAATAATATTAATTACTTTATTGTTTTCTATTACAGCAAACACTCTTTCCATTATACTATTTCAACTCCACTCACATGAATATAACAACTACTTTGACTTGCATATCCAGTTAATGCTTCGTAAGCATCCATAACTATTTTAGTATCTATTGACAGTAAAGTATTAGCGGCAATAGAAACATTTGGTAACAAGTTATAACCATTTATTGCAAGAATAATTGTTGATGCAGAAGAGTTATTGTTTGATATTGATATATTTGTAATAGTTGTTTTAGTTGCCATTGGTGTTGTATACAATGTTGATGACATTGTACCCAAACCTGTTCGTACAATATTTTTAGATGTTACAGCCATTAGTTACTGTACTCCTATCTTAGTATGCATCCATGACATTCATGATGATGTTGTTTGTTAAATCTGTTGAACTAGCAAAACTTGATGTACTTCCATTGGATATAGCAGTTACTCGACCATATGAGTCAACGGTAACTTGAGCATAACTATAAACTCCAGATGTTACACCAGAAGTAGCAAGATCAATGGTAGGTAATGATCCACCGCTGCTGGTGATTCGACCAGATGTACCGCTGACTGATGTTACTGGTGATGTTCCAGTTGAGGCAGAAGTAATTCTGCCATATGAGTCAACAGATATTGTTGCGTAATTATATGAAGCGCTGGTTACACCAGTAGTTGTCAATGCAACCGTTGGTGTTGTTGAACCAGAGACTGATATACCACTACCAGCAGTAATGCTGGTTACAGCGCTGCCATTTGATATGGCAGTAATCTGACCTCTTTGGTTAACAGTAACACTTGATAAAGTATATGAACCAGAGGTGACACCGCTATTGGATATAGAGAAAGTATTGCCAGTTAAGGTCAGACCAGTACCAGCAGCATATGTTCCTGCTCCAGAAAACTGCGTCCATACTTGACCGGAGAAACTTGTTAGGTAGTGATTTGATTGAATCCAAGAAGTCTTTGCGTATGTAGTTCCTTCTTCAATAAAGATTGAAGCGCCTTTAAGTTCTGTATATGCATCGGCGTCACTTGGTCGGCTTAAGGTATATGAGGTTCCATTATCAGCATATACATAGATACCATTTTCAGATCCCGTAGATTGACCAGTAAGAACTAAACGATATCCAACATTGCTTGTTGTTAATGCTGTATGACCATCAATGGCAAGACTTCCAGTCGCGCCAGTTAAAGAAACATTTGATGTTGAGAAAAGATTTGCTGCTGGCTTCCAAGTTAATCCAGCGATAGCACCATCAACATATTGCTTGGTTACAGCACCAAGCGCTTGAGACGGATCAGCATTGAGGATAAGATCCCCAGTCATGGTTCCGCCACCCTTTGATAGGTAGTTACCCGTGTTGGCTTGGTTTGCGTAATACTTTGCTGAATACTCAGCGCCATCTACCGTACCAGTCATCTTGGTAGCCCAGTCTTGTGCTAAGACTGCGCTGGCTGCAGAAGATGTAGCAGATGTGGCTGCTGCAGTTTGTGAAGTAGCAGCGGATGATGCTGAGGTCGCAGCGGATGTGGCACTTGTAGCAGCAGAAGTTGCGCTAGTTACTGCTTGCGCTGCGCTAGTTACTGCAGTTGCTGCAGAACTTACGGCAGTTGCTGCACTAGCAGAAGCAGTAGTTGCACTTGCAGCAGCGCTTGTAGCGCTAGTCGCTGCGGATGTAGCAGAAGTTAAGGCATTGCTAGCAGATACTCCAGATGATCCTGCCGATATGCCAGCATTAGTTGCATGCGTACTTGCTGATGATGCCGAAGCGGCAGCAGAAGTTGCAGATGTAGTAGCGCTAGTTGCGGAAGTGGATGCAGCATTGGCTGATCCTCCAGCAGCATTAGAATATGTTAAAGCATCATTTGCCCTATTAGCAGCCTCAATTGCACTTGTTCCAGCAGAGGAAGCAGAAGTTGCTGCCATAGTTGCATAGGTGTATGCGCTAGAAGCAGATGTTGCTGCGCTGGTTGCAGATGTTGCTGCATCAGAAGCGGAGATTCCAGCATTGATTTCATGTGTAAGAGCATTTGCTTCTGAATAACCAGCATTAGTTGCACTCGTTGCAGCGGAAGAAGCACTTGTTGCCGAATCGGCAGCACTCAATGCTGAACTATTTGCAGATGCACTAGCGGAGTTTGCTGCTGTAGTTGCAGCGGTTGCTGAATTGTTTGCTCCGGTAGCAGAGGCTGCAGCAGATGTAGCCGAAGTTGCAGCGCTGGTTGCGCTAGTAGCAGCACTCTGAGAATAACTAAGTGCAGATCCTGCTTGTGCTGTAGCGACCGTTGCGCTTGATGCTGCTGCAGTTTGAGAATTATATGCAGCAGTTGCACTATTAGCAGCATTACTTGCAGAAGTTGCAGCAGAAGATGCCGAGGTTGAGGCAGATGCTGCGCTGGTCGCTGCGCTATTAGCAGAGGTTGATGCTAAAGCAGCGCTATTAGTTGCCGTACTTGCATAAGAAGCAATTGTTGAAACCGAGTTAGCAGCAGTAACTGCAGAATTATTAGCATCGGTTGCTGATAATGCAGCGGATGTTGCGCTGGTTGCAGCCGAGGCAGCAGAGGTTGCTGCAGAGGATGCTGATGTAGCAGCAGAAGTTCTTGAAGTTGCAGCAGATGATGCGCTTACCCCAGCAGATGTAGCACTAATTGCTGCTGCAC